AGATATTGTTATTAGTGAATGCTGCAGGTTTTGATGGCTGTGTAGGTTTGGCAGGTCTTATAGATTCAACCATAGAATTCTTGACAGTTGTTTTATTGGTCTCTGCCACAACTGGCTTAGGGGCTGGCGCCTCTAGCAAAATTCCTAGCTCTTCCCTTACAACAGCTTGCACTTCTTCACGTACAACTTTTCTTAATAATTTTACGAATGTATCCGCTTTCATGATTATAAATATTTTATTATCCTAGTATTTGTTTAAGTTCATCAATTAATTTATCAGCTGATTTGAGTTTACTAGGAGCTGTTTGTGTTATTTTCATTTTACTAAATGAATCATACGCAACTCCTTGTATAGCTCCTGATGGTAACGATATGACTTTTAGTTCATATTTCCCATACATTTCATCCATTTCACTATCTTTACCAGGGGTTGTATTATATGTGTTAGATAATGGTTGAGTTGATGGTGTTGCTGGTTGTTGGTTATTAATATTAATATTAAGTGAGTTTATTTTAATTTGTAATTGATTGACAATACTTTTAGAGACTCCTAACATTCCATTAACAATTATTAAAACATCAGTATATGCTTCTAGTTTTTTATCTAAGTCCTTTTCTCTATCATCATCTTCTTCCTTAGTAGCCATATAAATAGAAAAAGTAGGTTTAATAGGAGACGGTGAAGCTAATTCAGCGCTAGCTGTTTTAGCTAATGTTTGTTTTTTCTTTTTAATAATACCTCTTATCACTCTAATAGCCGATACACCTATTCTAAGAAATTTAAGTATTAAAGAAATAGCATCAACAGTCTTTTTTAAAGATGTCATTGCCTTCTTTAAATTATCTACTTTTTGATCAAAGTTTTGCTTAAATATATCATAATTACCTGGCTGTATAGGTGTGAATGTTATTGTTCCTCCTTGTATATCAACACGTCCTTTTTGTTTTAGTTGGTTAGTTGTTGAGCGAATTAATGTATTAATTAATCTATCTGATATAGCGTCTGTATTAATAAGTTTAAGAAATAATGGTGTGGCTATAGCTAATAAAGTACTTTTTAATTCAGCAGGTGTTTTATCAGATTTTTTAGATACTAAACTTACAACATCAGCTGGATTAGTAGGAGATAAATTAGCTAATTTTTCAGTTGCTTGTGATTTAAGACCGTCAATTTTTTCTTTATTTAAACTACCTGTACTTGGTAAATTTGGAACACTAGGTATAGACGAAGTGAGTGAACTTAATTGAGTTGGATTTAAATTACTTGGTATGTTTGGTACAATAGTCATTATATAGTGAATGAGTTTTTAGATTTAAACCTATAAAAATTACTTTTAGAAGCAGATAATTTACCTTTTAAATAAGTAGAAGCTATTTTTAATGAACTTATACCTGTTAAAGCAGGTAACATATCACTATAAGTGTTTAAAGTATTAATTATTTCAATTAAAATTTCTTCCAATTGATCAGCTTTAGTGATTGGTTCTGGTTTACCATAACGTTCTAATCCAAGTTGCATTCTAGGAGCGTTAACTAAGAACATATTTTGCTCATTATCACTATCAATATTTCCAACATCAATTGTCACTTTATCTCCAGCTGATAAGTTGATATAACGTTTAGAACTTATAAATACATCATTAGAACGTGAGTTAAAAACTAAACGTCCTGATGATAATACTATCTGTTCACCTGTGTATGTATTTATACTTTCTGCCATTATTTTCGTTTAATTATTATTAATTTAGAAGTATCAATGTTAGTAAAATACCCATTATCATCTAAATCAAGAGGGAGTTTTTTTACTGATTCGCTTAAATTTCCTCCTACTAAATATGCTTTTTTTCCTTCTATTTTATAAACAACATCACCATGACTAAAATAATAATCACCCCTTCTTGGATTTGTTAGTACATCACCAACTTCTATTTTTATTTTAATATCTCTCGCTAGGTTGTCTCTTGAGTTAGGAAGTGGATATAGAGACCATAAATTAGACCTATTTTCAATATTATATTTGTAATGACTAGCTCCATTTGCACCCTTAGGAAAAGTACTATCAACTTGATTTACTAACCATGATATAAAATAAGCACTCCATGGAACAGCATTAGATCTAAGTTGTCTAGCCATACCTACATTTCCATCAGCATATTTCAAAAGAGCATCCCATAATTGTTTTTCAATACCTGTTGTAGCACTTTCACTAGCTTGACTTTCTTTATATCCTCCATTGTTCCATAAAGCTATTTCTTGCTCAGCTAATTGAGTTAATCTAGCGGCGTTAACTGGGTTTGTACTTTTTGCTATGATGTTAGTGTTACCATTTAAAGCGGTTATAGCTTTATTTCTTTCAACTATAGTATAATTATTACCTGTGAATCCAGCTCTTCCAGCATTAGCATCTCCACCTCTTCCTCTTCCACCGCCACCTCCACCACCACCTCCAGTAGGAGGAGGAGCGGCTATAACTCTATTACCACCACCTATAGTTGGTAATGTTGGTGGGTTAATTTCTTCAGCTCCTTCATCATCATTATCAGTTTCATATAAAACTTCTTCAGGATCTTTACCTGGTAATTGATCTTGAACAATTGGTGTAGATATATAATTTAAGGTATTTCTTTCATCAAGTCCAAATGGATTAACTATTTTTATATTTACATTACTTATATCTTCATTACCAAGATCAGGTGTAGTAACTTCTAAAGTATCTGGTCCTTTTTCTGTAAATAGAGCTGATGTTTCATCATTAATAATAACACGTGTTATGTTTTGTAAATTTTTACCCTTAATAGTTATTATATCTCCTTTTTTAACTTTACTAGGACTAATAGACTCAATTATTGGTTTTTCACCTGTTTCTGTAGTTGGTAAACCACTGTTAACACCTGGCTGAGCTATGACAGTGTTTGTTGATTGTTGGATACCAAGTGATAATTGAGTAACATTACCTTGTTGGTCTAAAGTAACTTGTTTATTACCCATATAAACAATAGAGGTATTTTTATCAAGACTTGGATCAACATTACCTTGATAATATTCTTGACGTAATTGATCTAAATATTCTGATCGTAATGATGCGTTAATGGTTAAATCATCACTCATTGATATTTTAGCCCCTAGCCTACTTTCTATAGAAGTATCACCAGGTTTTAAATTATTATAATATTGTTTTTTATTATCCATTAAACTTCAAATATTTTTTTATTATCTTTCCATTTACCTATATATAAATATTCATTATTCTCAGCTAGTCCTTTAGGAGCCCATGAACCACCAGTGAAGTTAGTTGTATTACCTAATGTAAATCTTACAGGATCTGTGTCAGCGTCACCACCAATTAATCGTAATCTAAACGCTAGTTTACCTCCAGTTCTTTCATCTCCACCAACTCCATCATTATATTGAGGATCTATACTTCCTGCAAATTTACCAGAAGGTATTTTTAATTTATATTTTGGATTTTTTTTTAACTCAGTATAATTATAATAATTAATACCAGGTTGGGCTAATATTTGTTTTACAAATTCATCTGGATTTTGGACTACTTGAAGATCTTTAGCACTACTTGTTTTTGTATTAAATTCAAGAGTATATAACCAACATCTATCTTTTCCAGTTGTTGGTTCTTTAATTATTTCAAATCCTAAAACCATTCCAATATGTCCTCTACCATTTGGATTAGTAAAATTAAAAACAGCACCTTTCCATTTATAAAAGTTTTCAAGTTTTTTAAGGCCTGAAGCTGTTAGATATCCTTTACCATCTTTAGCATAATCTTCATTAGGTTTTAATATTATAACATTATTCTCTCCTTTAAAATTAGCAGCTGTTATTAATTGAGAACTACTAGAGTTTGGAAAATCTCCTGTAGTATAGGTTTTACTTTTTTGATGAATACAAGCAGCAAAAGCTGTGCCTATACCCGCAGCACAAGTTAAATCCGCGGGAGTACCAGGTACAATTTTTTTTATCATAGTGTGAATTATTCCCCAATTATGATACCAACTATTTGTTTTTTGATAAATTATTTTACCATTATAATCACTTATCAAAGTTAATGGTGGAATAAGTTTATTAGGTACACTATCTGAACTAATTAAATTAGGATTTAATTGATTAATATTACCAATATTAGTTATGATATTATCTTTACTAAATGTGGTATTAGTGACTAGTATTGGAAGATTTGGAATAGCATAGTTAGTAGGATTCATTAATATAGCAGAATTAACCGCGTTATTTGACTTACATGAATTTAAAGTATAAATTTCAAGTTCATTTAATTCTGGCATAACAATTTTATTTAATTAAACTATCAATACTTAAAAATAAATTTTCATCCTCTATTATATCTTCAGGAGATGGGGTTCCTTCAAATCCTGTTCCATCACCATTAACATCTCCAAAACCATTAAACCAAGCACTATCTCCATATGAGTATTCATCATCAGGTAATGTATTTTTATTAACAGGAAGAGGAATAAAATTTGGTTCATCTAATGAAGTACTAACTTCAAATTCAGGAGATACTATATTATTAAATTGAACATTTATAGAATCTTGATTTACATTACCTGCTTGATTAATATCTACTTGATCAGTACCTACAAAAAAATAAGATCCTTCCTCATCAGGATTTAAAGCAATATTACCTTGGTAATATTCTTCTCTAAGTTGATTTACATACTCAGGTCTTCTAGAGGTTGTTAGTAGAACATTACCTTTTGAATCCATTAATATTTTACTACCTTTTCTAGATTCAATTGATTGTTCATTAGGTGATAAGTCACTATAATATTGTTTATTATCCATTATAATTTGCCTCCATAATTTTCAAAAAACCATTTAGGTATAAGATCATGATTAAACTTATTATTATCTGTATAATCTCTTGGGGGAGAAATAGGCTGTATTAGTTCTGTTTTCACAGGTGTTTGTACATATATAGCATTAGCTCCCATTTGCTTAGCAGCGATTATTTGATTTGATTTAATATTACCTGATCCTATCCAGTTATTGGGTCTATAAACCATTATCACATTTGGTGATTTATAAGCTCCTTTAGCGTCAGAAGCACTAGTTGATGGATCAATTAAACCAATAAAATTATATTTACGTTCTCTAGCTGCTTCCCAAGCTTGATATCCACCTAATGAAAAGCCTGATACTGATGTTATATTATATCCAGCAAAAGTTTCTGATATGAATTTTATAGCGCCTGCTAATTTAATATTTGATTTCCATGAATCAACAAATACAAATACTTTATTTGACTTAAATGTAACAGATACTTTATCTTCCATCCATGATGGAGTAGCGTAATACATACCTCCAAATACTAAAGCTAAATTTTTAGATGTATTAGCTTTTGGTATAGTAACAACATATCCTTTAGGTACAGTTCTTCCATTTGGAAGTTTTGAATTAGCTTCATATAATGTATAACCATTAATTTGTGGAGCTAAAGATACATTACCTGATTCTTCATTGTTAATAAGAGAAAAACCAATATCTGATGTTAAATAGTCTTGTTGTGAAGGAGCAACTTCAGCAGGGACAAATGAAAATTCAGGTGTTCTTACTAATCCATTTTCAGATAGTTCTCCTAGATTAGATATAGGATTTAAATAATAAACAGTTTTAGTATATTGTTCACCTATTAATCCTGATTCAAAACTAGGAGCGGTAAATAAAGGTACAACATCATTTATTTGAGGTAATGTTATATTATCTTTGTAAGATGGAATCGCATTACCTATTTTACCAGTTCCAATATTGTTTTCTAAGACATCATATTGAATAGATCTATTTGATGGATCAATAAAAATAACAATACCGTAAAAAAAAGGAGAGGTATTTCTAATTATATTACTAGTACTACCCCCAGCCATTCTAGGAGTAGGCGTAAATGTTTTATTTGATCTAGTTGTATTAGTTCCCATTTCCTAATTGTTTAGGCTCACCTATTTTAATACCACTAATTTCTTGGAATAACAATTCTTTGTCACGCTCACTTAATATACCGCCATCACTATCACCTTGAGTATTAGACATAGCACGTTGAACAATGCCAGCCATTTTAATTAAGGCATCATCGTTCTTAACAGCTATTTCCATATACTCTTTAAGTAATGGAACAAGCATCATTGCATCACCAGGCTCTTGAATCATTGGTTTGAGCTGGTCGATTAATGATTTAATTTCCTTTTCCTTACGAGTTGCGTTTTTATATATATCCTCTAGTAAGTTTGAGAAGGTTTTGTCTTTAAATATAACTTGGTTAAAATCCATATTAGTGTTTGATATAAATATGGAAAGTGCAAAGAGTTACAGCGCCATTGTGATACGTCCATGTTCGTAAAACTCATTATACTTACGAACATATATTACTTTTAGACGTTTAATAATTTTAGTTATTTGCGGTGTTGACGCTTCAGTCATTTCCTTAATGTAGATGTATAAAGCTTTCTTATTGAATATATCTAAGTTTTCACTTTTTCTAAATAATTCCATGATAGCATCTGCTATTTGAGCATCACGTTGTTTAGGGAATAAAACAAACATGTTATGGTCAATATATTTAACAAACTGCTTCATAAATGAAACAGGTTGAATATCGTGAGCTGCCTCACTAACATTAACTAGATCAATTAATATTGATTTATCCTCATCAACAGCTTCAACAGGTGCCTTATCTTTTAGCTTCTTGTAGTTAGCATTGTTGTATAGAATAAGATAACGTTTAGCAATAGTACCGAAATAAGAATAAGCCTTACCTTTACTTTGATTATAAAGATGTAATTTTTCAAGTAAAAATGCTACAACTTCATGTTGTAATTCTGGTATTGTATCTACTTCAGTATAGTAGAATTTAAAAGTATGAATGATATTCTCAGCTAACTTATGAAACGCATAATTAATTTTTTCATTAAAAAGTTTATTTCGTTTCTTAGGACTTTTTAATTTTAAATACTCAACAATAGCATCCTCAGTTTCCTGAGTGAAATAATTAATTGACTGTTTTGGTTTGCGTTTACGGACAGTCCCCTTCTTCGTTAGTAATACTACTTCTTCACTCATCTTAGCTTCTCAAATAATGGTTTAACGAATCTTGAATGTTTTGTAAGTTACGGAAGAAGAAACCAATTTGATCATCTGATTTAAAAGCATCAGTTAATTCAACTTGAGAAAGTTGTCTATTTGATTCTTCAACTATCGCGGATACACTATCAATAATAATTTTTTGTTTAGCGGCGATTTGCTCTAATTTAGCTACTTTACTATTTAAGTTCCAAATAATGTAACCAACCACAGTGGCTACCCATAATACGATTGCTATAATTCCTATTATCATATATTTTTCATTAGTTCAGCTAAAGCTGGGTTGGCCATTGTTTTAAGAGCCTTCTGCTTAACAGCTGAGTTGTTTTTATTTAATTTAAAGTTACTTTCTTTCTTAGGTGCTTCTTGTTTTGGGCCTAATAGTTTTGGTAACCATTCCTTTTCAAACTCAATTCTAGCTGCCATTAAATCTGCCTGATGTAAGACATATACAAGTGAAGTACGAGGCTTAGTTTCTGGTGTGAAACCCATTAAGTAAGCCTTATTTGATTCATCATATAGTCCATCATGAGTTCTGATAGCTATTATTTCGTTTTTAGTAGGTATAATACCATTACTAAGTAACAAATGTAAACCACGATCAGGAACAGTCATATATTCTAAACGATCGTTAAACATATAAGTTTCGTTTAGTTTATCTCGTCTCCATTGATCTGTTTGTTCAATGTACGCAGCGTTTTCTTCATCTCCAAACTTACCTAAGTCATGATTGATAGCTGAGAATACTAGTTCCTCAGTTGTATAAGTGTCTATCATTCCAAACTCATGCCATACAGTATTGAATGTTAAGGCAGCAGCAACTACTCTATTTACGTGGTCGACATAACCACCTGGAAAACAGTTATGATACTGAGATTTATGAGACGCAGGCATCATAATGAAACGTTCCTCATGTTTAGTATAAAACTCAAGTAATAGTTGTTTACGTGGTTCTGAGATATATAGTTCTATGTTAGATAGAAATTTATCCCAATTGTCTTTAATTTGTTCTGGTGTTAACATAACTTTTATTTATTTAGTTTATTCCTGTTCAGCATTAACTAATGTTCTAACTTCTTCAACTTTATCTTTCATAGTTGAAAGCATGTCTTTAGCTTCCATAATGTTAAAGTTAGGATCTGAAAATCTAGCTCCGAAACCATTAAGCATATTTTCTAATTGGTCTAATTTAACTTGGATTGGTTGTTTATATCTCATTTTATATATTTTTTAATTATTGTTACCAAATGTGGTATTGTATCGAATGTACGTAATTTATCTGTGGTATCCAATTCTGTTTCACTTACAATAACAACTACATCATTACCAGTTTCAATAAATACTATCGGGTATGTATCAGTTTTATATTCTTTCTCTACACTAGTAGAAAATTCATCAAATTTGTTAGCATCAATGTCGACATAGGATATTCCGCAACTGTCTAACTCACTCTTTAACCATATGCAATAATCACAGTCACTTAACGTTAATAACCTTACTCCTACTTCTCCATTCATTCCTCTATTACTCATTCTAATTAATTTAGTGCTATAAAAAAATATGGAAAAAACTCTGGGATTCCAAACTTTCTTATTGCGGTCATCCAAATATTCCCAACGGCCTTTACCGGGGATTTAACGGGGTAAATGCTATTATATAAATATATATGAACCATAGGGAGTAGTGGTTTAAAGCGGGGCTAAGGTGTATTTATCGCCCAATTTTTTTACTGTGGTAATAGCATCATTAGAGTGCATATAAAACATTTCTCTATTGCCCGCAACTCGAACTGCGTCTAAATGTTCATGAAGTTCTTGTTCTAATTTATATGAGTTGAAACATTTAAATGAATAAATAGGAACCCAAGGTGTAGGCACACCTGTTGCACCTGATATTTCCTTTGCTCGTTCATCTACATCACGTACTGTCATTCCAATTTTAACCATATCGGGCATTGACTTGTTCACAAGTACATAAACGTACTCGGTGGGAACTAAATTACCATTTTGATCGATAGGAGAATCTTGGTAGTAATTAATAAACTCCCAACCCGGATTAGCCGGATCAGGAGTTAAAGTAAAAGCAACGGACTTGCGACAAAGCTCTTCTGGCGATAACTTATCTGAATCTAGCAACTTATAATAGTGTGCTTGTTCTTGTGTTATGCGTTTTATGTCTGACATATTATTTAGTTATATATTTAACTAATTCTTTATTCAACATCATTAATTTAAACTTATTTGGATTACTATTGTAAATAGATTTTACCATATTGTAACAAACATCAGTTGCGAATATTTTCTCTGTTACAATTTTACTGATACGTTCAGTTAATGGTTTTTCAACTGCATTATCCTTAGCATAAAACTCTAAATAGTTAGCAACCCTAGTACCTAATGTAGCGGCAATATCTGCTCTATAATTCTTATCTTTACCAACTAGACTCTTAAGTGTATTCATAACATATGTCTCATCTTGGTTCATGATGTTTTCAGGTGAAATCATCTTATCCAATTTATTATTAATGAACATAGTAAACAAAGTACTAAACTCACTACCAACACTACCTTCTCCAATCATTTGAATTAATGGTAATGAATCCTCAAACGATTTAAGTGAACTAATACTATTAAAGAACATACTAACACTTCTACTGTTAACTTCTTTAGTTACTAATTCTGGATGCATCAACATAAAGTTAATACAACGACCATCTAGTTTAGCTTGTTCAGCCCACTTACCCCAACATTTAAGATCAAACTTTAAGTTAACACTAATAAATCTTGTTTTCTGAGCGTTGTCAATACTGTTAACTAAATAGTCTCCATTATCAGGATTAGCGGTTAATATGATATGCCAATCTTTAGGTAACTTCCAACTAATATATTGTTGACGATCAATTAGCTCCATTACAGCTTGAATAAATCTCATATCAGCTCTATTCCAGTCATCCAATAATAAAATACCACCATTTGTTTTACCACTAATCCATTCAGGTGGACAGTAACTCATACGATTCAAACCTGTAGCTTCATAACCTTTCTTACGATAGTCCTCAACTGAATTTTCATCTACCCATTCAGTCACTTTTTTATCTTTCATTTCAAATTGACGAATTGGAAAACCTACTAAGTCACCTATTTCCTCAATTTGAGCTAAGTTTAACTTAACGAAATTCAAACCTAATTCGTCTGCTAATTGGACGATAGAAGATGTTTTACCAATACCACTATCACCTATAACTTCGGTTGATACCATTGGTTTATTGTTTTCTTGTAGATAACGATTGTTATCAATAATGTGTTTTAAAAAGTCCTTTAATTCGTGGACATTTAATGATACAGTCGCGTTTTGTTTTTTACTTGTCTTTGCCATTTTTTTACTTTTTATTTATAACTAAATTTATGTTATTGATTAAGGTCATTATGACTTAATTTGCACTTTAGCTCCGGGTAAATCTTCATTAATACTTCGTCCTGAACAATGAACCCATAAAGTAGGTTTACATGGTGCTTCACTAACTGAACATTCACCATCAGTTAAGTAAATTAAATTTTGAAATCTGTCTTTATGTTCAAATAAATAATCTAATACTGGTTCATAACTGGTACCACCTCTACCTGATACTTTATAATCATCACTAAACTGTCCTTTATACTCATAAACATTTCCAATTTGAGCATCACATTCAATAACAGTTATTTCAGTACCTGTTTTATATATGTGATGGATTTCACTTAAAAATTCTTTCAAATCATCCTTAGAAACTGAACCTGAAGTATCAATAGCGACTAATGTATTTTTTCTTTGTTTGATTTTAAGAGCTGGGTTACCATAGAAACGTTTATTTGGCTTACGTCTTGTTTTCTTAGTAAATACTTTACTAGCCATACCATTAAAACGTCTTAAATAAGCTCTCCAATCGATAACAGCTTCTTCACTTACATATAAACTGTCAATTAATTCTTTTAACTCACCTGGTATATGTCCTCTTTGTTTTTGTACTTGGTTAGCAGTATCTTTTAATTGATGTTCAATTTGTTTCTCCATCAATTTCTTTTCTGCTTCATCCATGTTCTCATATTGTTTCCAAAATTCATGAGACGCTTTAACAGTCACTTTAGTACCGTCTCCTAAAGTTATTTCTCTAGGCTCACCATCTCCATTAGCAGCATTAGCAGCATCTAAAAACTTAGCAATATCACCATCTGGATTTTGTTCTGCTTCCTTTTTAATCAGTTCATAATACTTTCTAGTACCTGCTTTTTCAGGTAATTTTAATTCAGCCCATGGAGCATGATCAATTTCTAACCCATCCCATGTTTTATCTTTATACTCGTCTTGAATGTATTGATTAATTTCTAAATCAGCAGCTACGTTCAATAATGTTTTATCTTCATACTCATCAAACATTTGTAAGTGTTTAAATGCAATATGTAACAACTCATGTTTCAAAACAGCTACCTTACATCCTTCACCTAATGTCTCCCAAAATTTAGGGCTAATAACTAATTTAGTGTTAATACCATCTTTAGCGACACAAGCGGTAGCAACAGAATCACTTAATTCTTTATTCAAACCGATTAGGAACAATCCATAAAACGGTTCACGAAACATTAATGTCTTGGAGTGTTTGGCTATGTCGCCATGTATATTATCTATCATATGCTTTTATTTTTCTATTAAATTTACTTCTTGAACCTCGGTTGAAAAAACTATATCAACTAATTGTTCAGCAGCTGAATTGTTTAGTTTAAATTCACGGTTAATATTATCTAGTAAGAATTTCTTAACAACAGCACCTTCTTTTCCTGTTTTAAAGTTCTTTCTCAACCCAGTACCAAACGTTTTCCAATCACGTTCCCATGCTATACCTTTTGTCTTTAACAGTTTTAATAGGGCTTTTAAGTTGGTATTATTGTTAGTATAATAACTTGGTCTAAAACTAGTTGTATGGATTAATTCATTTAATAGAAATGAAATTGATAATATTGTGCTTTCATTAAGTACTAAATTAGACATCATTTCAAAACCTAACTTAACATTAGAATTATCTTTACTAAACAACATATCACGAAGTGTTTGTAAATATTCATCATCAAGTTCAATTCCTTCTTTATTTAACTCAACAAATAAATCTTCATCAAATACAATTTTCTTCTTCCCGCTTATAATATCATTTACATTATCAATAATAACATTAAGTAAGTCAACTAATTTTTGTTCTCTATAAACACAAAGTAAAGTACCTTTAGTTGTATGAGTATTATTTTTAAATAGTTGTTCTAAACTACTATCCTTAAACATATCCTTCCAATTACTATTATCTTTTTCTACAAGCCAGTAGTTGTTTCTATCCTTATATGAGTTAAATTGTTTTATACAATTTTCCCAATTACCACCATCACCCCAAAGTCTATGACTACTTATAGCATGATCTTCATTTACAAAATAATGCTCACCATAATCTAATTTCTTAATCAAGTCTAAAAACATACCTTTATTCATTATGAATATATTAGCCATTTTAGCTCTAGATGTTTTCTTTAGTTTATTTTCTTTAATAAACTCTTTTAATTTAAAACGAGGTATATCACTTGCTTTAGTAGCGTAAATAATATCTTTGCCTCCAATTTGAACTGGGTCTGATTTAGTAATTATTTTAAGTGCTTTTTGTAATTGAATACTATCTTTCTCATTAATAAATGAAGTATTATCAATCCAATAACCGGCTTGTCTAAATCCTTGAATTGTCTTTCCACTTTTATAATAATTGGAAAACCTTATTTTAGTAATACTATTTAACATAATTTATTTTTATTTTAATTTAGTTAATTAATTGAGGTTAGATTTACTCATCATCACCTCCATTCTCATAACAGCGTTCACACATTCCATTAATGGACATTCCTGAACCAGTGGAGTCACAATCACGTCCACAATACTTACATCTCACATAACCGTAAAGGTTTTTAATCATTCTAATCATAACTTATATTTTTAATTTTATTATTCTTCGTCTTCTGATTCAACAACTGAACCGTAGTAAATGTAATCATTTTGTAGTTCATAACTAAACTGTTGATCAACATTACCATTTCTATTCTTAATGAAGTTCATATATGTTCCACCTCCGTCGCGGTCACTTCTTCTTCTCATTTCCATCATTGCGTCGGTCATGTGTTTCAATTTATTTGAACCTACAAACTCACCTGATTTAGTAACTTGTTGAATTAACAAATATGAAGTGTAAGCATTTGAGTCATTTTCACCCTTATTATTCTTAACACATAAATCAACTAACCAGC